GAAAGAACCTGCTGAAGGTGTTTATAAGGTATGGTGTTCATATAAAGGCGATATAACTGTCTGGCAAGGTAATAAGGGGAAATGGGAGAATAGTGAGTTGGAAGGATTACAAATCACTCCTTCTGTTGTGTCGGGAGGTTATGAACTTGCTTTTACCATTCCTTTAAATCGTTCATTTAATAAAGATGCGATGAGGTTGTGTGCCACATTGTCTACAAAGACCTATACCGAAACATTAGTTCATAGTAATGCTGACAGGTCGTGTACATGGATGAAAATGAATTTAGGTGGGCATTAATGCAAAGAACGCATATTTGAAAACGCAGCAGGTACTTGACAAACGCTTTTAAATGTTGTATATTTGTAGATCAATAGCATAAACCTATAAAAAACAGATGAAAGAAAAAAGTAAAATCATATTCCTAAATGGTATAATATAGCAACAAGTATGGACTATCTTCCTGAGAAACCTTAGGTGATAGAGTACCAGATATAGGCTAAAGGCTGCAGACTTTATGAAGTTTGCAGCCTTTTTTGTCTTAAAAACTTAATGATTTTATTGCGAATTTCATTTGGGGAGTTTATAATAAACGGTGGGGACGTTTATTATAAACGATCATGGAATTTATTATAAACGTATAGGCTGGTTTATATAAACTTGTTGCTATTTTTTATATAACTACAATTGTCTTTCTTTGATAATGATTGTTGTTGGTAATTATCGCAGACATACTGCGCGGTAATCTAAGTAAACAAAATCTTAGAACTGCTATAGGGGCTATAAACCGGGTGCCTGTTTAATTCACTCAAGTCTCTCTTTTTTCGAAAAAAGAGGAATTAAATCTGAGCAGTTTTGATTTTGGATACATATATTGTGGCAGTTTTGATATTCGTATTTTGGTTTTCCGATCTATTGGTTTTAGAGAAATACATGTTAAATGTAGTTCGAAAAATAGAACATTAAGAAGGTAGGAAACATGCAAACGATTTAGAAAAACTATGTATTTTTGTGTTATAACTTTCAAAACAGTATAAGAAGCTTTACTCATTTTAATGCAGAATTGACTTGTTTGCGAGTTTAAGCACAAATAGTTATTTTTATTATATTGACGAATTAATGCTTGATTTAGGATAAAACAAACAATTTATTGTTGGAATTCTTTAATTATTTATATAAGGGCAACTAAAGAATCATTTTAAATTTTAAAGAATTCTATAAGTAAAGAACATTTTATACTTTTGCACTGTTTTGAATAAAAAATTAACAGGTTTAAAGTAGAATTATGGCATCTATAAAGTTATTGCTCAATAAACAGCGAATGCTTAATAATGGTACATTTCCATTGGTTTTTCAGTTTATCCACCGGAGGCGAAAGTTGCTTTATTATACCAAGTATCATATCTTTCAGCAACAACTGGCTGATGGAGCTTTGGAGGTTGAGTATTGTGAAGCATCGCTTTATTCCATGAAAGAAATAAAGGAGATAAATCGTGAGTTGAAACGGGACTATAAGCGATTCCAGAATCGTATATTGGAGTTGGAAAGGAACAATGAAGAGTATTTAGTAGATGATATCGTAGAGTTTAAAAAGAAGAAGAATCATCGTTCGTATCTACTTATGCAGTATATAGAAACACAGATTTCTTATAAAAAAAAGATGGGGAAAGACGGTATTGCAGCCGCCTATCATAGCACCTATATTTCTCTGAAAAAATATATAGGTATGAAATCTGCGCGTAAGTCGGATATCAGGATGGAGGAAATAAACTTCAGCTTTGTGGTAGGGTATGAGGACTATTTGAATGCACAAGGACTGGCGAGGAATACGATTAATTATTATCTGCGTAATTTCCGGACGATTTATAATTCCTCTATCCGGGATGGATTTAAGCCTAAAAGCGAGAATCCTTTTACTTATATTCAGACAAAACCCTGCAAGACTATAAAACGTGCAATCAATAAAGATGATATGAAGAAACTTTCTTCGCTTATTTTACCTGTTCATTCTGGGATGGACATTGCACGGGATATGTATTTGTTTAGCTTCTATGCCCAGGGAATGGCTTTCGTTGATATTGTATTTCTAAAAAAGAAGAATATTCGTGATGGAATATTGAGCTATCGACGTCATAAGTCACAACAGCTGATTCATATAGTTGTCACTCCTCAGATGCAGGGATTGATTGATAAATACGCGAATGACAGTGAATATGTGTTTCCAATTATTGATACATCTTTGTCGACATCTATCTACGATCAGTATCGCCTGGCTTTAGGCAGGGTGAACCGGTATTTAAAAAAGATCACTTTTCGGTTAAATATAAATGTCCGGCTGACTACCTATACTGCAAGGCATACCTGGGCTACACTGGCAAGAGAAAGCGGGGCGCCTATTTCTATCATCAGTGCGGGATTAGGGCATACTTCAGAAGAAATGACGAGAGTATATCTTAAAGAATTCGATCAGGAGACGCTGGCGCGGGTGAATCGTATTGTGACCAATCTGTTATAATATGAAACATGAATTTGTTCTTCAAATTTTGTAAAACTCATATTTATAACTTATATTTGTAAACGGTATCTATTTTGTAATAGAGAGTATATCAATCGCTTAATAATAGCGATGTTGCAAAATAAGACTATTTTTTGCGAATAGCCATTATCAAAAAGTACATTAATACTCTCCTTTTGTACGATCCCGCAGTTCTCCTTAAAGATTATCGGTTTTCGCCTGATAACGGTCTATTAATTGCTTTGGAGTACAGCGAAAATGCTGTTTGAAGTAGCGGTATAACTGAGCTTGCGACTCAAAGTTGCATACCTCCATTAGTTGCTTGACACATATACCCGGTTCTATAACTTTTCCCAAAATACGTTTCTTTAATTGTTTCATCATCCATTGTTTTGCGGTAATTCCGAATTCTTCTTTGAATTTAATAAAGAAGCTGGTTCTTCCTATATTTGACAGTGTAATTAGCTCATCAAGATTATTTACTTTTGAATAGTTCTGCATGACAAAATCTCTAAACTCTAATTGCCTGCCAATGATAGGGTGGAAAAGTGTAGCAATTTCTTTTTTATTATAGAATCCCCTGAGTAGGAAGAAAAATTCACGTTCTATTACATTATGTAGGTATGTACAGTTCATTTCATTCCTCAAACAGTGGACTACAGTTTCAAGGAATGGCATTAGTGGATAACGCATGGGGATAGGGCTGAAATCATAGTCAATATTTTCACAAATGGAGCTCAAACCTTGAAATAAAAGTTTGTCACAGTTGCTTTGAGGTATATCAAATGCCATAGCCAGCATTTGGGATTTGTCTGTTGCGGAAATCTTTATCATTGAAGATTTAGGCAACACTACCATTTCATTGCTATGAAACGTGCGGTTACAAAATTGGTTACAGTATACTGAAAAATCTCCTTCTAAAAAAAATAAAAGATAATTTTTGTGGGTATACTCTTCCTCTATGCATTTCTCAGTGTCGAATTTAATATATTTGAATCCTGTATCAATATCTGTCATGTAATTTTTGCATGACAAATGTTCCCTGGCGTAATGTAATCCGTTCGGTGATTGTTCCCCTCTCATATCTTTCCCTTTTTGATGGCAACAAAGCGATTATACTCCATTATGCTTCATAATTGATTCAGTATGGTCTAATATAATCACTTTATTACCAATGTATTATAATGAATAAAATTAAAGCCTGTTATGTATATGCAGGGTATGAAACATAATATATAGTATATGGTTGTACATAACCCTCTATCAATCAATTGTATATATACAAAATAGACATTATTACTCTCTATTACAAAATAGAGAGTAAAGAGTATAGGGGAATTATGTATAGTTAATGTGTTGTATGTTAGATGATTATGCGACTAATTTGCGCATAGAATAGTATGGCTGTAAAATCAGGCCGGATGATTCTTGTTTAATGAAAAGTAGAAAACGACAGCACTCGTTTGTTGGAAAAAGAGAATTATGGGATGAATTATTTTTTTATAGCAATAGCATTTTTAGTTGCGGTATTTATGGGGTGGATTATCACTCCTCAGATTTTGCTCGTAGCTTTTAGAAAACGACTGTTTGATTCTGTAGGTGGTCGCAAGACCCATAGCGGTATAGTACCACGTTTGGGAGGAGTTGTGTTCGTCCCGGTGCAGTGCTTTCTATTAGTGCTATCTATGTTTTTTATGTATAAACTAGAAATAACGTCCTATCTTCAAGACCCATTTATACCTTTCCAATTTTTATTGTTGATGATAGGTTTGCTCATTTTGAATATGGTCGGAGTGATAGATGATTTGATTAGGATTAACTATCGTAGAAAATTCGTAGCTCAAATTGTTGCTTCTTCATTTCTTCCGTTATCCGGACTCTGGATTAATGATTTGTATGGACTACTCGGAATAACTACTTTATCTCCTTGGATTGGAATGCCTCTGACGGTGTTTGTGGCAGTCTTTATTATTAATGCCGTTAACCTGATTGATGGAATCGACGGGCTCTGTTCCGGTTTGGTCGGTATGGGGGCTTTGGTTTTTGGTTTCTTGTTTATTTATAATGCAGCATGGTTACATGCTGTTTTTGCCTTTATCACCGCAGGGGTGCTATGTCCTTTTTTCTATTACAATGTGTTCGGCAAATCGAAAGGAAGACAACGAATTTTTATGGGGGATACTGGCAGTCTGACGCTGGGGCTCTCGATGGCTTTTCTGGCAATCAGCTATGCGATGAATAATCCGTTGATAAAGCCTTTTTCCGAAGGAGCGATAGTAGTTTCTTTCGCTACATTGATTGTCCCTCTTTTTGATGTAGTTCGTGTGGTACGGATACGTTATTTTCAGCATAAGCCTCTTTTTATGCCCGACCAGAATCATATACATCATAAGTTTCTGAGAGTAGGGATGTCTCATTATGTCGCAATGATTCTTATTCTGGCTTTGGCATTGTTCTTTAGCTTCTTCAATATTGTTGCGGTAGAATATATCAGCAACAACATCGTGATTTTTATAGATATCGTACTGTGGATTGCTTTCCATTTATGGTTGGACAGGCGAGAGCTTATCCGGGCAAAACATGGGGTGGCAAATAATTAAATTTAATGATATGAAAATAGCTATTATCGGTGGTTCCGGATTCGTGGGAAGTCGTTTGATCGGGCTGTTACAGACTGTTCCGAACATTGAACTGCTCAATATTGACAAGCAGCAGAGTGAACTTTATCCTCATCTGACACAAATAGCTGATGTGCAGGATGTACAGAAGCTGACGGAGTTGCTGGCAGGAACTGATCTTGTGGTTTTATTGGCTGCCGAACATAAAGACAACGTAACTCCTGCATCGCTTTACTATACGGTGAATGTGGAAGGGACACGTAATACGCTTCAGGCTATGGAAAGTAATGGAGTTGCCCGTTTGGTATTCACCAGTTCTGTTGCTGTCTATGGATTGAACAAAGATAATCCATCAGAATTGCATCCGGCCGATCCGTTCAATGATTACGGTCGTAGTAAGTGGCAGGCGGAATGTATGCTGCAGGAGTGGTATGATACGCATCGGGAGTGGAACATTCATATTCTTCGTCCCACAGTTATCTTTGGAGAGGGCAACAGGGGGAATGTATATAATTTGTTGCGGCAGATTACTTCCGGGCGATTTCTGATGGTAGGAGACGGTGAAAACCGGAAGTCGATGGCCTATGTCGGTAACGTAGTTGCTTTTATCGCTTTTCTGATTGAGAATAATATGGAGGGATATCATGTATTCAATTATATCGATAAGCCGGATTTCACAATGAATGATTTGGTGTATCATGTCGGGGAGGTGTTGAATAAACATATTCCTACTACACATTACCCCTATTGGTTAGGAATGTTGGGTGGATATTGCTTTGATGCTTTGGCTAAGATGACGGGAAGAAAATTGTCGGTGAGTTCTGTTCGTGTGAAGAAGTTCTGTGCGGTGACTCAGTTTGATTCTGTTAAAGTACAGTCATCGGGTTTTAAGCCGGCTTTCTCAATGGAAGAAGGGTTGAGACGGACGTTGCAATACGAGTTTGGTTCAGGAGCTGAAGAAGCTATTAATTGATAAACTAGGCTTTTTCCTTTTTACAGGATAGAAAAGAAGGAAAAAAGTTAGATAGATAAGACATAAAATTTTTCAGGTAGCCGTCATGTATGTGACTGGCGGGAGCGGAGCGCGCTTGGAGGGTACCTTATTGTGACTTTAAATGATAGAATTGGAGGAGTTATTATGGATGAAAAAAAGTGTTGGTTGGTTGTTTGTGTGCAGAGTAACAGGGAGAAGAAAACCTACGAACGTCTGTCGGCATTGGGATTTGAATCTTTTCTTCCGTTACAGGAAGAAACACGTCGTTGGAGTGACCGAAGCAAGAAAGTGCAGCGGGTCGTGATTCCTATGGTTGTTTTTGCCCGGATAGCTCCTTCCGAACGTATTTCTGTGCTTCGTCTTCCCTCTGTAAGCCGCTTTATGGTATTGCGCGGAGAAAGTGCTCCGGCAATCATCCCGGATGCACAAATGGAACGTTTCCGCTTTATGCTCGATTATTCGGAAGAAGCGGTTGAGATGTGTTCGGAGCGTATCCAGCCGGGCGAACAGGTAAAAGTTATCAAGGGGCCGTTGACAGGATTAACAGGGGAGCTGATAACAATGGATGGAAAAAGTAAGGTAGCCGTCAGGATTAATATGCTGGGAGCTGCGATGGTAGAAGTGCCGGTAGGGTTTGTAGAGAGAATATGATACTGTTAGGTAATTACTACTAAGAAAAAACAACTGAGATTACAAACCATGAAGGAACAGCAGATTACAGTAACTTCCCCTTTATTACCATCTTTGGAGGAGTTAAATGTTTACTTGCAGGATATATGGCAACGCAAATGGATTACTAATAATGGATATTATCATCAGATGCTGGAAGCCGCTTTGTGTGAATATCTGGGTGTACCTTATATCAGTCTGTTTACCAACGGGACTCTTCCTCTAACTGCGGCCTTACTGGCAATGCGTATTACAGGAGAGGTAATAACCACGCCTTTCAGTTTTGTTGCTACTACACATTCGTTGTGGTTGAATGGCATCAAACCGGTATTTGTAGACATAGACCCTGTAACCTGTAATCTTGACCCTGATAAGATAGAGGTGGCTATAACTCCTAATACTACAGCCATTATGCCAGTGCATGTGTATGGGTATCCTTGTGATACTAAGAGCATTCAGCAAATAGCAGATAAATACGGATTGAAGGTAATCTATGATGCTGCTCATGCATTTGGGGTGGAGAGAGAGGGAGAATCTATTTTGAATGCAGGTGATATGTCGACATTGAGCTTTCATGCGACGAAGACTTTTAATACCATTGAGGGAGGTGCATTGGTACTTCACGATGAACATACTAAAAAGAGAGTTGATTACTTGAAAAATTTTGGTTTTGTCGGTGAAACGGAGGTGGTTATTCCCGGAACTAATGGCAAGCTAGATGAAGTGCGGGCAGCTTACGGATTACTGAACTTAAAACAGGTAGATGCTGCCATTGAAGCACGCTGCCAGGCTACAACTAATTATAGAGAAGCCTTACGTAATGTTTCCGGTATCACATTTATGGATGATATATCCGGAGTGAAGCATAATTATTCTTATTTCCCCATATTTGTGGATGAAGAACGATATGGTATGAGCCGTGATGAACTCTATTTTAAGATGAAGGAATATAATGTATTAGGACGGCGGTATTTTTATCCGCTGATCAGTACTTTTTCTACTTATCGTGAATTAAAGTCAGCAAGGAAAGAAAATTTGCCTGTAGCCACAAAGATGGCGGAACAGGTTATTTGTTTGCCGATGCACCATGCATTGAGCGAAGATGATATGGAGCGGGTGTTACGGCTGATAAGAAAGTAGAATATGAAACTTGGTGTGATGCAACCTTACTTTATGCCTTATATCGGTTATTTCCAATTAATGAAAGCTGTAGATAAGTATGTGGTTTATGATGATGTTAATTACATTAAAGGCGGCTGGGTTAACCGTAATCATATACTGATCAATGGAGAGAAAGAAATGTTCACTGTGACTTTGAAGAAAGCGAGTCAGAATAAGTTATTCAATGAAATAGTGATAGGCGATGATTTTAAGAAACTTATGAAAACACTGCAACTGAACTATTCCAAAGCTGTTAACTTTGATCAGACGATGACTCTGATGAAAAGAATCATTTCTTTCTCAGATAAGAGGCTTGCGGCATTTATAGCAAATAGTTTTCGGGAAATATTCAGTTATTTGTCAATAGATACGGAGATATTGATGTCCTCAGATATTCCGAAAGATAATTCTCTGAGAGGAAAAGATAAAATCTTGCAGATATGTGAAATATTGGGTGCTGATACTTATTATAATGCTATCGGTGGGCAGAATCTTTATGATAAAAAGGAATTTAGTGAACATGGAATTGTACTGAATTTTGTAGATACAATCCCAAAAGTATATTCTCAATTGCGTACTAAGGAATTTGTGCCTTATTTGTCGATGATAGATGTATTAATGAATAATACCAAAGATGAAGTCAATGATTTATTGGATTCTTTTTGTGTAAGATATTGAAATTGCTTAGATATGAAATCTTTTAATATTGTAGTGTGTGCGTCTGGTGGTGGAGGAAATTCTCGTTCTTTGATAAAATATCAATGTGATTATGGTTATCACATTTCGTTACTGATAGTAGATAGAGAGTGTCCTGCTATTAAGATAGCAAAGGAAAATGGGATATCATATTCCGTTTTAGAAAAGAAAGTTTTAGGCAAGTCTTTTTTTGAGGAGTTTGAGAAGATTGTCCCCATAGATACGAATTTAATTGTTTTAGCAGGATTTCTACCGATTATACCCAAATGGATTTGTGAAAAGTGGGAACGTAAAATAATAAATATTCATCCTTCACTATTGCCAAAATATGGAGGGAAAGGCATGTATGGGGTTAAAGTGCAAGAAGCTGTTTTGAGGAATCATGAGAAGTATGCCGGCTGTACCGTTCATTATGTGGATTCGGAAATAGACACTGGCGAGATAATAGCTCAAAAAAAAATACTTGTGATGGAGAATGAGTCTGCATGGGAATTGGGAGGCAGAGTTTTTAATGAAGAAATAATATTACTTCCGTTGGCTATTAAACATATACGTGAAGCAATGAAAGTGATTCCTTAAGATTGAATATAAGTGTATTATATAATATTATACGATTTTCGATATGACACAATGCCCATTGGTTAGTATTTCTTGTCTGACCTATAATCATGCTCCGTATTTACGTCAGTGTTTGGATGGTTTTGTGATGCAAATAACATCTTTTCCAATAGAAATCTTAATTTATGATGACGCGTCTGGAGATGGTACTCAGAATATTATTGAGGAGTATCAGAAAAAATATCCGGATATAATAAAACCAATATATCAAACTGAGAATCAATATTCAAAAGGTGTGAAGGTTGGTTTTGTTTATAATTATTCTCGGGCTAAAGGTGAGTATATAGCATTTTGTGAGGGGGATGATTATTGGACTGATCCTTATAAATTACAAAAGCAGATTGATTTTTTAGAATGTTACTCGGATTATGTTATTTGTTCACATCGATACAGAATATGTTTAAAAGAGGAGAAGGTGATGAATGATGAGATCAAACCGATTGGCGATTTATCTGATGGGATGTCTTTTGATTTGTCTTTCTTGATTCGTGGAGGTTGGTTATTTCAACCATTAAGTGTCGTATACCGAAAGTCGGCATTGGATTTGGATACATACTCGAAATATGCAATATATATAGACGTTGCCTTGTTCTATGCTATTTTGAAAAATGGGAAAGGATATTGTATGCCTGATGTAATGGGAGTATATAGAATACATGAAAAAGGGGTATGGTCTGGACTCGACTTAAATCATCAAAGGATCTTTTCTTTGAAAGCAAGAGAAGCTATTTATGATGTGGAGAAGACGGATGAGGCTGCAATGTTCATCCTCTCACAATTCTCTCGTCCAATGGGACGGTTTCAGGTTGTGAAAGAGTGTTCTATGTTTATGAGAATCACGAAGATATTAATTTCCCATTTTGGTTTACGTTTTGTATTGAGAATGTGGTTTGATAGACTATTCTTAAATAAAAAGTTGTGCGTGAATGAGTTTTATCAGATAAAGGATTTCTGCAAAAGAAAGAAGAATGGATAACATTATAATAGTATTAAATTCAAATCTGTTACTAAAATGAATATAGCATTGATTATTGCAGGGGGATCCGGCAACCGGATGGGACAAGATATTCCAAAACAGTTTATTCATGTGGATAATTGTCCGGTTATTGTACATACAATGTTAGCTTTCCAAAGACATCCGGACATAACTGCTGTTGCTGTTGTTTGTTTAGGTGGATGGGAAACTGTGTTGTCTTCATACGCTCATCAGTATAATGTATCAAAGTTACGTTGGATATTTGCTGGGGGGATAAATGGTCAGGAATCAATTAGTAACGGCATATACGGTTTAAAAAAGAACGGTGTCAAAAAGGATGATCTGGTTTTGATTCATGATGCGGTTCGTCCACTGGTATCTCAGAGTATTATATCTTCCAATATCGCAATTTGTAAGCAGTATGGTTATGCTATCACTGGTATTCAGTGTAGGGAGGCTATTTTGGAAAGTGATGATGGCTTTTGTTCTGTGACAAGTATTCCGCGTGATAAATTGATAAGAACGCAGACACCCCAGACTTTTCGGTTAGAAAATATTATAAATGTCCATGAGCAGGCAAAATCAAAAGGTATCATAAACTCAGTATCTTCTTGTACTCTTTTGGCGGAATTGGGCGGATATGAAATGCATATAGTTCCGGGAGAGGAGCGAAATATAAAGATTACGACTACGGAAGACCTGGAGATTTTCAAGGTTTTGAGGCAAACGTCAAAAGAAGACTGGCTGAAATTATGACTTATTATGACGATATCAGAAAAGTGCAGGATTTGCATCTGCCGTGGGAAATTCTGACTGATATAAATATTCTGATTGTGGGGGCCTCAGGTCTGATAGGAAGGGCGTTGGTGGATACTCTGATGCAGTTACCCGATAAGACGTTTCATCTATATGCAGGTGTACGGGATTTGGTTTATGCGCAAAGTTGTTTCATGCGATACAAGGATGATGAATCTTTCACCTTGATACAATGTGATGTGACAGCATTGATTCCATTTGATATTGATTTTCACTATATTATTCATGCAGCGAGCTATGCGGGGCCGGCCGCCTTTCATAATGATCCGGTCGGGGTTATGAAAGCGAATATATTGGGAGTTGACAATCTGTTTTCATACGGAGAGCAACACAATCTAAGAAGGTTGTTATATGTTTCTTCCGGTGAAGTGTATGGAGAGGGGAATGGAATTCCTTTTCGCGAAGAAGACAGTGGTTCTCTCGATTGGGCTTCCTTACGCGCATGTTACCCTGCGGCAAAACGGACTGCTGAGACTTTGTGTATTGCTTATGCAGCTCAATTTCAGATAGAAACAGTTATAGCACGTCCTTGCCATATTTATGGACCTTTTTACACTTCAAAAGATGATCGTGCCTATGCGCAGTTTATACGAAATGTATTGGCAGGTGAAAATATAATATTGAGAAGTTCTGGTTTGCAACAGCGTTCCTGGTGTTATGTGGTTGATTGTGTGTTTGCACTTCTTTACGTTTTGCTAAAAGGAAAAACAAAGAATGCTTATAATATAGCTGACGTCCGGTCGAATGTCAGTATCCGCGAATTTGCGGAAATGATAGCACTGAAAAGTGAACGAGAAGTAATTTTCGATTTACCGGATAATACCGGGAAGAATAAACCTATTATATCACAGGCGATATTTAATACTGAGAAAATAAATAAAATAGGCTGGTTCCCCCAATGGAAGCTTGAAGAAGGCGTTTCACATACACTTAATACTTTAATATCTGTTGATGGAACATATATATAAGTTGCTGCGCTCTTTTAAATGGGACTGTGCTAAATATCTCTACAAGAATACTCTGAACTTTAAAGTTAAGAGATTAAGACGAAAGAAAAATATAAGAGTTCTGTTTGCTGTGGCGGAGAGTGCTACCTGGAAAAGCGATTGTCTTTATAAAGCGATGGCGGAACATCCCAGATTTACTCCTTCTATTCTTGTTTTACCTGATGAACAGAAGGAAAAAACTCTGTTGAAAGAAGAAGTTGATTCATGTTTTAATTTATTTTGTAGAAAAGGGTATGCTTGTACTTATCCTTATCAAAATGGAAAACTGATTAATATTCGGAAGAAATTGAAACCGGATATCATTTTCTATCAAAAACCTTATACTTTTTATCCTAAGAGTCTTTTGTATTATAAAAATATGAATGCTTTATTTTGTTATACAAATTATGCTTTTCATAGCTTACTGACAGATTGGGCTAATGATAATGAATTCTTTAGATTGATGTGGCAGAATTATTATGAAAATGAGTCTGCTAATGTTGATTTGAAGAAAAAGTTTGCAGGGATATTCTCAAATATCGTAGTTACGGGCTTGCCTGTAACAGACTTATTTCTGACTGAGAAACATGAAGATAAGTGGAAAAAAACAGATAAGAGTCGTAAACGGATTATTTGGGCACCACATTTCTCAATATCTGATGGTGGCTGTTTGAACTATTCAACTTTCTTATCTATTGCGGAAGAACTGTTAGAATTTATAAAGAACACTCAATTACCTGTTCAGATGGCTTTTAAGCCTCATCCTTTGCTAAAGAGTCAACTATATAATTATTCTTCATGGGGGAAAGAGAAAACAGACGAGTATTATGCGGCATGGGAATTTCTGCCGAATGCTCAATTGGAGACCAATGAGTATGTTGATTTGTTTATGACTTCGGATGCCATGATTCATGATTGTGGCTCTTTTACGATTGAATATCATCATACATTGAAACCTGTAATGTATCTGGTCAATGGAAAAGAGCATACTGCAACGATGAATTCTTTTGCCAAGGCAGCCTATGACCTGCATTATAAGGGGCAGACTATCCAAGATATCCGGAATTTTATAGAATGTACAGTATTGGAAAACTCTGATTACTTACTAGAAAAAAGAAAAAACTTTTTTAAGTCGTACTTATTGCCGCCCCATAATCAGTCTGCCACAGAAAATATAATCCATGCTATTTTGGGAACAGGATATTATACCGAAAAAAAACAGAGGTGAATAGTGATATTCGTTCAATGGGCATTTCCGGTGTGAAATGGGCTTCTATAGGACGTTTCTCTTCGCAGGGAATAAGTTTTGTCCTGGGACTTATTTTGGCCCGTCTGCTTTTGCCTTCAGACTATGGTATGTTAGGAATGCTTGGAGTGTTTACTGCTTTTGCCGGTTCATTTATAGATTGTGGATTTGGTTCTGCTTTGATACGTAAGTTGGACCGTACAGAGATAGATTGTTCTACTGTTTTTTATTATAATCTGGGAGCGAGTTTATTGGTATACATGGTCATGTTTTTGGGAGCTCCTTTTATCGCGGACTTTTATAAGCAGCCTTTATTGACTAATGTAACCAGAATAGCCTGTCTGACAATACCGATAGGTGCTCTATGTTCAGTTCATAGTAATCTTTTGTATTGTCAGTTGAGGTTCAGAGATATCGCGATAGGTAATATACTGGCCACTTTTTTTTCAGGAGGTATAGGATTATTATTAGCATATAATGGTTATGGAGTTTGGGCATTAGTATGTCAGGGAATTATTGCGTCTTTGGTAAATTGTTGCTATTTATGGAGAATTTCCTGCTGGAAACCATTGTGGATGTTTTCTACCAGCTCTTTTAAAGAATTGTTTGGTTATGGCAGTAAGTTAATGTTGTCTGGTTGGCTTAATACAATGTATTCTCAGTTGTCCCCGTTGATTATTGGACGGTTCTATTCTTCCTCCACTTTGGGTTACTATACCAGAGCGCAAAGTTACGTGGATTTCCCGAGTAGTAATATAATGGGAATTTTGCAGCAAGTCGTTTTTCCTGTTCTGTCGAGATTGCAGAATGAGGATGAACAGTTAATAGGAATTTATCGGAAATATATTAAAGTTTGTGCTATTTTTATTTTTTGTGGTATGACCATTTTGGCGGCACTGGCTAAACCTTTGATACTTCTTTTACTTACAGATAAGTGGTTGCCATCTGTCCCGATCATGATACTTTTATGTTTTTCTTTTATGTTCTCATTTGTGAATACAATAAATTTATCTCTTTTACAGATTAAAGGAAGATCGGATCTATTTTTGAAACTGGAGGTCGTGAAAAAAGCTATTTCTATAACAATGATTTTGTTGAGTGCATCTTGGGGAATTATGGCGATGTGCTGGTCTATGGTTATATATACCCAAATTGCTATTTTTATTAATACATATTATACTGGAAAGCTATTTCATTTAGGGTATCGGGAACAGCTGACAGATTTTCTACCTTATTTTTTTATGGCACTTTTAGCTAATATACCTACTTATATGCTGACATATACATCTTTGTCTATTGTTACACAGATTTTATTGGGCGGCTTAATGAGTTTATCTATTTATATATTACTATTGAAAATAAAGCGTGATGATATGTATCTGTTAATAGAGCATATGCTGTTAAGTTATTGTAAAAGAAAGATGGCGAGATGATATTCGGTTTTATTGCAAAAATATATAGGAAATATCAAGAATATATTCATCCTGGTATTTATGTTACGAGGCATGGTATTCTGTACAGAGAAAAAGATTGCCGATATAATGTATATCCGTTACAAAGATTAATTGTTGGTAAGGTATGGGTTGGAAACATTCCTTCACAGGAGAAAGGGCGGCTTATTCTTCATGCTAACTCGGAATTGATAGTAAAAGGGAATTTTGATATTATCGGTTCAACTGTAGTCGTATTGCCGGATGCTAAACTGATTTTAGGTTCCGGGTATATTAATTTCCATTCGAAGTTACATTGTTTTAATCACATAGAAATAGGAGAAAATGTTATCATTTCAGAGAATGTAATTATCCGGGATTCTGATAATCACCAGATAACGGGAGGAAATAGCATGTTTGCTCCTGTTATAATAAAGGATAATGCATGGATTGGTATGTCTGCTATCATTTTAAAAGGGGTGACGGTTGGTGAAGGTGCTATTGTTGCAGCAGGTTCTGTCGTGACTAAAGACGTACCGCCGCATACTATTGTCGCAGGAGTACCGGCAAGGGTAATTAAAAAAGATGTTTATTATACAATATGATTATTCAATCTTGTGAGAAACGAAACATTAGTATCTATCATCGTACCTGTCTATAATTCTGCGCAATATTTAAGGAAGTGCATAGATAGTATTTTGGCACAGTCATATACAGAATTTGAGCTTCTCTTAATAAATGATGGCAGTGAAGATCATTCGGGATTGATTTGCGATGATTATGCGCAAAGTGATAACCGGATACAAGTCTTTCATCAGGAAAATGCAGGCGTGAGTGCTGCGAGAAACTTGGGACTTGAAAAGCATACTGGTGAACATTTCCTTTTTATAGATTCAGATGACTACATACAAGAGAGGTATCTGGAAGAACTAATGAAATATGCATCATGCGATTTTGTTCAGTGTTCCTGCTGTTCTGAACCTGTGGGCAATGACTATTTATTTGTTGATGGAAATTTCGAAGGGAGCGATGAAATAAAGCAATGTCTGTTGAAATATATTTATCCTGAATTTACGGTACCTTTCGGCAGATTGTATAAGTCATCCATACAAAGAAAGAATAAATTGTTTTTCGATACATATTTGTATTCAGGAGAGGATACTTTATGGGTAAGCCAATATTTATTGTGTGTTCACTCTTTGCGAGTATCCTCATATATTGGATATATCTATGTGCATCATGTAGGGGAACATTTGTCGCAAAAATCGATTTCATATGAGCATTTGGAATATACGTTACATAAACTGTTAATTTCTTATTCTGATCTTGAAAAACGATATGATTTCGATTTAACAGGTGTTCGTTATAGTGTCATTATTTATTTTTTTCATAGGTATATCGTATATATAGCAAACAGAAATTATACAGAAATCAGGAAAGAGTTAGAAAAGTCATGTGCTAACCCTTTGATTAAGGGGGTCTTTTATGATAAGAAATATCTCTTGAAAGGGAAAAAAATGAAATTGTTTAATTGGTTAGTATTACATGATATGTATAGTGTATTGGCTCTTTATGTAAAACGATGGAAGCGATATTTATGAGATCCGAGCTTTTGTCTGCTTTCGGATTCAGATTAATTTAATAAAAGAGACGTAGAATGGTGACTTTAAAAGAATACCTTAATTCGGATCGTATTGATTATTTTCCTTTTGGTTCAAAAGGATATATCATGGATTGGCTCTTGAGGACAGAACAATATTGGATTCGGAGATATATACGTGCACTTCGTAAAGAGGAATTTTATATGAACTATAAGAGAAATAAGATTTTGCAATATTATTTTTCTCGAAAGAAGAATCTTTTGGGTATCCGTCTTGGGTTCTTTATAAATGCAGGTTGTTTTGATATTGGTTTGAAGATTTATCATTATGGGTCTATTATTGTAAATCCTAAATCCCGTATAGGTAAAAATTGTACGATTCATGGTAATTGCTGCATTGGAAGTAAAGGTACTTTTCCGGATGATTCTCCCGTTATTGGGAATAATGTTGATATTGGACAGAATGCGCAAATTCTGGGTGGAATATATATTGCAGACGGAGTGAAAATTGGAGCGGGAGCAGTTGTTACGAAATCGGTATTAGTTCCGGGAGTGACGGTAGTAGGGGTTCCGGCTCGTATTGTAGAGAAGTAATGAAGATATCAGTTATAACGATTAATTATAATAATGGTGAGCAACTGGAAGCTACCATTCAGTCAGTCGTATCTAATGTGACAGTATTAAGAGAGCTTTTGGGAGAGAAGGCTGAATACATTGTGATTGATGGTGGAAGCGTTGACTGTAGTGTTTCTGTGCTTCAAAAATATTCTGAATATATTTCTTATTGGATTAGTGAGAAAGATAAAGGTATTTATCATGCAATGAATAAAGGAATTTCTGTTGCACAGGGGGAGTATTGTTTTTTCCTTAATTCAGGTGATACCTTTTATGAAGATGATACACTGAAAAAAGCTCTTCTTTTCTTAAAGGAGGATTTTGTATGTGGAAATGCTGTTTTAAAATATGCGGGTGGTATAAATGAATGGAGTGCCCCAGAAATAGTAAATACATTGTTTTTTATGCAGCGTTTTTCCGTGTGTCATCAGTCTTTGTTTATTCGTACGGAACTACTTAAATCACATCCTTATAATGAAACATTAATGATAGTGGCCGACTATGAACAGATGTTTTATGAAATTGCTGTGAATCACAGGAGTTATAAAAAAATAGATTTGACTATCTGTTATTATGGATGTGATGGAGTCTCTTCTGATCACGAGAAAGCGGATGCAGAAAAAAGAAGTGTAATAAATGAGTTTCGGTATTTGGGATATATAGAACCGGACGAACTATGGAACGTGGTGAGTAAACTAAAAATTGGCACCCGGAAGTATCGGCTTTTATTATCTTTGGCAAAATGTCTGACAAGTAGTCCTAAATATTGGGTGAGATAAATATATTTGTATGAAAAAGACCTCTGTTCCATTGGTAATTGCTTTTACTCCTGATTATTTTATTCCGGCAGCTACATGTCTCTACTCCATAATTACGAGTATGCAGGCGGAAGGAGAGTTACATGTCATTTGCTTATTAAGCGAGGAATTGCCTGAACGGTTAAAACTAAAAATACAACTAATAGGTGAGGGACGCACTTGTTATTCTTTTGTGAATCTTCAAGGAAAATTGCAGCATATATATATTGATCAAAAATATACGGAAGCGGCTTCTTATCGCTTGTTGTTACCGGATTTATTGCCAGAATATAAAAAAGTCATCTATATAGATTGTGATATTATTGTTCGTAATGATTTGGTTCAACTTTATCATTCCATTGATTTAGGAATGAATTATCTGGCAGCTGTGTTTGAAGCTTCTATGGATTTTCAGTTGGACCATCTGAAAACAATAGGATGTAATCCGAATGAGTATATTAATTCAGGATTTCTGATTATGAATCTGGAATTGATGCGGAAGGATAATATGGTTGAAAAATTTATAGAAGCTTCAAAGGTTGACTATTTGGAGTTTCCGGATCAGGATGTCCTTAATCAACTTTGTAAGGATCGAATATTAGCCTTGCCTCCCTATTATAATAGTATCAGGACTTTTTATCTGCCACAATATAAGAAATTCTTTTTGCAGAAGTATACAGAACAGGATTGGTTAGAGGTTCACCGGCATGGTACAGTACATTATACCGGGGCAAAGCCTTGGAATCAATTCACGGTGCAATTCCAGCTTTGGTGGCAATACTATGAACAATTGCCGGAGATTATTAAAAAGGAGTGGCAGGTTGATAAGAAGATTTATTTCTTATCTAAGCTTTATAGAACATCTTGCGGGACCTTTGTGGTAGATAAACTCCAGGCATTATATCGCAAAATGAAATATTAATGATGGAGAAAATGAAGTTAAAAGAACTAGTAAAGCAGTTTATTCCTATGAATTACTGGAATACCAGGCGTAAAGCATCTATCATTAGACAGCAAGGGAAAGTAGCCGACTTTTGGGCTCCTATTCTTAAAGCTTATTATAATGGTGAGATAGAAAGATACTCACTGAAGCCTAAAAAAAAGTTGGGTACTCAAAAAGTGATTTGGCAATACTGGGGACAGGGCATTGATAAAGATGAGTTACCCGAAATCATACAAATATGTTTTGATTCGGTTGACAGGAACAAATATGGGGCATAGAACGAAGCGGTTTTTTCAATGGTCGGGAAAAATGGGTGAAAGGCTTTGAAAACCAAATGGTTTAGGCATGTTCGGGAAAATGGGCTGAATATTTCGAAGCGTTTTTTTCCTTTACATGGGCTTACATCTGCTTTACGTTTGAGGGGCTTTTCTTCGGATCTTCGGGTGATTGCTTTACATCGGGCTTGCAGATGGGGATAAAACGGGCTGAAGGGGCTTTATCCTCGGTTGTGTGGCCGTTTTATGGCTGGGTTGATGGATTTTGTTATATGATGATGTGAACGGCTGTGTGGCCGTTTTTTTTGTGCCTATTTTCAAATATGATGCCTTAAAATTCTTCCAAATAGGCATTATTTGGTATATTTGCAGCATAATAGAAACGAGTATGGCAAAAGTGATTCATGTGCATTTGCTGCATAAAATAGATGGAACGAAGCAGAAAGACTGGTATTTCAGCAGTATATCTGCTGTTTATACGGTTCTGACTGCAGATCAGGTGGGAGCGACCAAGAACTACCTGCTTCATGCCGGACTGTCTGGTAATGGCACAATATGCACGAAAAAGGCTATAATTAAGCAATCTACGCTCATTTCGGGCGGTAGTAAGGGCAATGGTTAGAACGACATAATAACGCCGTTAGAAAGGCTTGTAGGCGTTATTTCTTTGAATGCTGATTGGGGAGCTTATGGCTCCCCTTTTTTATGCCCTTACGGGTGGTAATTTTGAGTTTAGGGTTACTATTACGGTTACTGTTTAGGGTTACTACTTTAATGAGTTTAGGGTTACTTTTAGGGTCACTTTTTCGGATTTTGTAGGGTTCGCCCGAAATAGGAAAGAATGTAGCAAAAGTAAATAAGTGCCGTTTTTCGCTGTTTTCAGATAGGAAAAACGACACTTATTTTATTGATACACATTATATATATAGCGCGAAGCCTTTGATTTACAGTTGTTTTTGCGTCCTGACCTCTGTAAATACCTTGAAAAGTGTGTGCGTGCGTCTTATTGTGCCTGTTGGGTGATATGACGCATGTGCTTCCTCATTAGAAGAATTTGCTGATGCTTCCAATGACCTCAAAGACATTCACGATGCGCGATTTGTCGAATTCCTGCTCATCATAGTCCTCTGTATTGATAGGAATGAAGCGCAGTTTGCCTGGATCCGGAGACCTGCGCAGGATTTTAATGGTACGGATGGTGTCCAGTACCACTGCGTAGATTTCGCCATACTGGATGTCGTTGAGTGTGCATTGACGAAGGGCAATGATGTCGCCATGGTTTATTTTGGGCTCCATAGAGTGCCCGGTAACATTACACCAGAGGCTGGCTTTTTCGAATCCCCTTATTACGATGTTGGTGGCGGGTATGTTTACCTGAGAGTTGAACACCTCATCGAATCCCCCAATAAAGTCAACATCGTAGTATGGTGTGCCGACAGATGGGTTCATAGATGTTGTAGGCAGAGTCGAAGGATTGGCTTCGTCTGCTGTTTGAATGCCTTTCAAATCATCTTTCAACATGCTACCTGCACCAGTAAGCAACCATCCTGTTGAATATCGGGGATAATTTTCAACTATTATACTAAGCCATTTGGCTTGAATGTCGGTCCCGTTATTGATTGCTCTTGAAAGCACGCCTTTACTTGCGCCAATAGTTCTTTCCATGGCGCCAATAGTTATCCCCTCATTGGAGGCTATTTCTTGTATTCTTGATAAAATATTGCCCATAATTGAAAATTATCCCCGTTTTTATTTCGAGGGTTGAAAATTATCACTATATTTGCAGCGTGTTTAAGATGTAAACAGCGCGCCAAATATACAAAAAAGGCGTGTGATTAGCGAATTTTAAGGATTAAAGTTAATGAAAGAAGAATTGATTTTGAAGGTGAAGCCGGAAACGCTGGATAGCCTTATGAATGCTTTGGTTGATATAACCAGTGAAATGAAAGCAGCTGCACCCGACCAGCAGGTGCGATTCGGGGATGAAGTTTATATGACTTGTCTGTGTCTGGAGAATACGGTATTGGGCGCTATTCGACAGGTAGAACTGAAGAAAAAAGAGGGCAAAGAGATTGCCGGATAACTGGCAGCCCGGAAAGACGGGCAGGGGCGGCAGGCACGGCCGGAAAGTTGGTAAATCGAAAAAAAGAAAGCGTAGAAAGCCGCAGGGGTTCGATTCCCCTCGCCCCACGATATAAACCTCTAAAATTTAGATTTATGGCAAAGAATTTCAACCAAGGAAGAAGGGCTGAACGCCAGTTCAAGCAGAAGCTTCGCACGATGATAAGCAGTGCGGCCCATACACAGAACATTGCCGACCAGGCTATGGATTTGGCCGGACAGTTCATGACAGAGGATGCGATCAGTAACTCGGATGCCTACCGGGTGATAGAGAATGTGAGCTGTGCGTGCGAAGAAGCCATGCAGGTGCTGATTGAGGAACTGAAAAAGGGAACACGCCTTTACGAGATACTTCCGGATGATTCGGATGACATCAAGCGGAAAGCGATTGAGGAATTATAAATGAGCAATAACGACTAAAAAGCAAGCGATATGAAAGGATATATTTTAAACGATTACGAACGGTCTATCAGTATAAAGAATCTGAAAAGTATCATAGGTACTCCTATGTACAAGAAACTTGCAGCAGGGACTCTTAGATTTGGGGCTTCAAACAATGGGAAGGGCGAACGTCTTGTCTTAGTGGATAGCATTCCTTTGAAATATATGAGCCAAGAAGCGAGAGCGGCTATCCTCTTCTGTTCGGAGAGAATGGTTCAGCCCGTAATATGCGCGAAGAACAAGAAAGGTCCCCGGGCTTATCGTAAAGAGAGGACAGTGCCTGTGCTATCTGAACCAGCGGAGGTAATTGCCGGAATTCGTCAACTACTATACCAGCTTGAATGCCAAGTGCCTGAAAATAGATTCCCCGCATCTCACATTCCTCATCAGGGTGATACCAGTGAGTATTCCGCTTGCACTCGAAGCCGAGCGGAAGCAGGACATCGATTATTTTCTGCGCAATGTCATTGCAAATGCTGTCGGTTATCTTGCCCTCTGTGCGATGAGGGTCTATTATAATGGAAATTTCAAGTAAGAACATGGTGTTACCGTTAATAAACAGCGGTAAAGATAATAATAATTAAAGGAACTGATGTATGAGAAAGCAGATTTTGACAGATAACGAGACAAAGACCTTCCTGATGAAGACCTTTAAGTGCAGCCGCCAGGCTGTGTGGCAGGCACTGAATTTTGTCCGTGACAGCGACCAGGCCCGCCGGATCCGTACCCTTGCCCTGAAGCGAGGCGGTAAACTAACCGACGGGAACTTCATCCCGAACTGCGAAACCACCTTTGAAGAGTGCGAGAAAACCATGACCTGCACCTTCGGTCCCCGTGTAAAACTGGTAGTCCACCGGAAGACCAACGATGTGGACGTGTACGTGGACGGAAAACGGACCGAAACCTACCAATGTGAGTTTGTATCAGACTTCATGCAGCTGCAGCACGAGACCCAACAGATGGCAGCCGCCTTATAAACAGAAATGAAATGGAGTATTATGGAAAGATATTGTGCATATCCTACAATGACCTGACCTACGACGACCGACCGGTGATGGTGAACGGGAAGGCTGACTACAGCAGAAGCCGCACGCTGAAAGGCGTTCATCCTTCCACTCTTTCCGAAGAAGAACTTGCTCCCATCCTGTCGGTACCCAATTACAAGAAATTAGCGGCCAAGAAAGAAATCAACGTAGTGCGACCCGGCAAGGGGCTTGGAAGCTATGCACTGGTAGAGATAGCGACCATGCCACTGCGGTTTCAGGAAAGGATAAAACTAAAATACGGAGACATGAAAGAGGACGTTATAAGAAATTGGCTCGGCAGCCATTACCACATCGATGCGAAAGCCCGGGAGTTCTACACCCGATTCCGCTTTGACAACGGTGATGCCCTTCCGCCGGAACACATCCAGGAATATACGGTGAACGCTTCGGTGATTGAAGCTGTGATGCGTGCCATGGAGGATGCCACCTTTATGCGTAAGGCCATGAAGGCCGGTCCGGTGAACTGGGGTGAGCTGGCAGGAGCCATCAGTTATTATCAAGCAGAGTTCGGCCACACCTTGCCTGTGAGTTCTAACCGCTTCAAGAAGCGTGTGAATGATTTTAAAGCCAACGGCTATGAAAGTCTTATCAGCCGCAAGTTCATGAACCAGAACCGCCGGAAAGTGACCTACGACATTGAGCGCCTGCTGCTGAGCATCGATGCCCAGCCGGAGCAGCCCTTCAATACCACCGTGTGGGAGCAGTACAATATGTTTGTACAAGGTGATTTGGAACTGTATGACCCCGAAACCGGCGAGGTGTTGAACCCGGCAGACTTTACCGACAAGGATGGAAATCCGCTGGTATTGAGTCCGGCCACGGTAGCCAACTACCTGAACAATCCCAAGAACAAGGCCCTTCGCGGCAAGCTGCACATGAGCCAGTGGGACTTCAACAATGCTTACCGCCCTTATCATCTGCGCAGCATCGGTGAATATGCCTTGAGTAAGGTTTCGCTTGACGACCGCGACTTGCCGCGCCCAATGAAGGATGGCAACCGTGTGAAAGCCTATTATGCCTACGATGTGGTGAGCGGCGCTGTGGTAGGATATGCCTACAACCGGTACAAGACTACCGAGTTGTTTTTGGACTGCATGCGAAACATGTTCCAGACCCTGGACCGGAACGGCATGTATATCCCCGCCGAGCTGGAAGTGGAACACCACCTGGTAAGTGATTTTGCCGACGGCTTGATGCAAGCTGGTACCGTCTTCCCCTTGATACGCTGGTGTAACCCCGGGAACTCGCGTGAAAAACGTGCCGAGCATAAGAACCGCGAAAAGAAGTATGGTGTGGAGAAACGCACTCAGGTAGGTATCGGACGATGGTATGCCAAGCTGGAAGCCAACCGTCCGAAGGAAGAGAAAGTGTATGACGAAAAGAACAACACCTACAAGGTGAAGACTTACAGCTATGAAGAACTGGTAGCCGATGATATACGCGCCATCCAGACCTTCAACGCGCAGCCTCACCCCAACCAAAAGCGCTATCCGGGCATGAGCCGATGGGATGTGCTTTGCGCCCATCAGAACCCGAACCTTGCACCTTGGGACAAGGCCGTTCTTTACCGGTTCATCGGGCAGCATACCGAAACAACCATCCGGCAGAACACCTACTGCACGGTGATGTACAACCAATACGGACTGCCCAGCCCGGAAATCATCGAAAAGTTGGAGCCGAGGAACTACAAGGTAGATGCCTATTATCTGCCCGATGCCGACGGAACCATCAACGAGGTATATATCTACCAGAACGGACGATATATCGCCACCTGCAAGCCCGTAGCCCGTTACAATGAGAATACAGCCGAGCAGACCGAGTACGACAAGGCAGCCTATACCGAACAGTCCAAGTATGTAGCTCAATTCGACAAGATGATGAAGGACGGCAAGATCAAGCGTGTGGGCATCCTTGCCAAAGAGGAAGCAAAGCTGATAACAGAGGTACAGGCGGAAGCCGTTCCCCTTCCTACCCAAGCCGAGGAAGAAGATTACTCAGCCTATATGGACATCAGTGCCTTCGAGCATGATGCAGTAGCCAAGATATAATTAACGACGTTAGAACGAATTTAAAACAGCATTCAAATGGAAATAACAAATGAAGTAAAGCAACGTATTGTGGCAGCGATAGCCGCCGACCGTGAAAATTATCCCAGTGACAACCGTCATGCTACGGCACTGGGCATAGCCCCCAGTGTGTACAATACCATTAAGCGGGGCAATTATGAAAAGCAGGTCAGTGATGCCAACTGGGTAGGCATAGCCCGAAGACTGGGCGTGCAACTGCGTACGGAAATGCCCTGGCAGGCAGCACAGACCCCGACCTATGTGTTTGTGAGCAAGCAGCTGGAAGTGTGCCAGGGAAGCGGGCTGAGCGCCATCCTGTGCGATATGCCCAATATCGGCAAGACCTTTACAGCGAAAGCTTACGTGAAGCAGCACAAGCACGCCGTATATGTGGACTGCAGCCAGGTGAAGACCAAGTTGAAGCTGATACGCTACATTGCCAAGGAATTCGGGGTGACCAGCAACGGACGCTACAGCGACGTGTATGAGGATCTGGTGGCCTACTTACGCACGATTGATACACCCCTGGTTATCCTGGACGAAGCCGGCGACCTGCAGTATGAAGCCTTCCTGGAGCTGAAGGCACTTTGGAACGCTACGGAACGCTGCTGTGCCTGGTATATGATGGGTGCCGACGGGCTGAAGGAAAAGATTAACCGCGCTATCGAAGGCAAGAAGGTTGGCTATACCGAAATGTTGAGCCGCTACGGTGACTCCTACAGCAAGGTGACCCCGGATGATGCGCAGGAACGCGAAAAGTTTCTGAAGGCACAGGCTGCCATTGTAGCCAAAATCAATGCCCCGGACGGTGCCGACATTGCCAAGATCGTTCACAGCACCGGAGGCGGCTTGCGGCGCGTATATACCGAAATCGAAAAATTAAGGAGGATGCAAGCATGAAACTGAAAAGAGCCTACAGCCCCGGTGAGGTGCTGAACATGAAAATACCCCGGTATGAATTTACCGGGGATTGGCAAGCCTCGATAGGTAACCCTGCCAAAAGCGGCGTGTGGATTATCTGGGGTGCCAGCGGGAACGGAAAGAGCAGCTTTGTGATGCAGCTGGCCAAGTACCTGTGCGGCTTTGGACGCGTGATCTATGACAGCCTTGAGGAAAGCACCGGCCTTTCGTTCCAGATGAGTCTGAAACGACATAAGATGGACGAAGTGCGCAAGCGTTTGGTTATCCTTGACCGCGAGTCGATGGACCAGCTGGAGGAACGCCTGCAGCGCCGTGGCAGTCCCGGCATCGTAATTATCGACAGTTTCCAGTATAGCGGTTTGAACTACAAGACCTACAAGGAGTTTAAGGAGCGCCACCCCAAGAAACTGTTTATCTTCATCAGCCATGCAGAAGGATCCCATCCGGCAGGCAGAAGCGCCCGCAAGGTGGAATATGATGCCGATGTGAAAATCATGGTGAGCTGCTTCAAGGCCTGGTGTAAGAGCCGTTTTATGGAAAAGCCCGGTGAACCCTATGTGATTTGGGAAGAAGGTGCTGCCAAAACCTTGAAAGATGATAAAATGGAGGAATACTTGAATGATGGAATGGGAGAATAAATTGTACCAGATATTGCTGCCTGGTCGTGAAGCCTTGGGCGTGATGGAAGACTGGCTGGAATGTAACATAGAAACAGACATTCGTCTGCGCAGAGCCAAGACGAAAGGGCATTTAGTGATAGAAACGACGGATACCATGTTTGCCAACCGTATTCGAATGTGGCATCCCGGATGTAAAATACATATTAAAGATTTAAAATGATGGAAGAGCAAAAGAAAACCTGCTGCATCTGCGGCAAAGAGTTGGAGGGTTACGGATACAACCCGTTTCCCGTGAAAGAGGAAGGCATCTGCTGCCGTTCGTGTAATTACAGCGTAGTCATTCCGGAGCGATGGAAACGCCACAAGGCTTATCAACGCGGTGAGGAAATCGAAAACAAGCGAGTGTATATCAGTGGAGCCATTGCCCACTATGATATGGCAGAGCGCAAGGAAGCCTTCGGACGTGCCGAAGAATTGTTGAGAACTGAGGGCTATGATCCGGTAAACCCATTCAATAACGGCCTGCCAGAAGAAGCCCACTGGAAAGCCCACATGCGGGCCGATATTGCCCTGCTGCTGGCTTGTGACTATATCTACATGCTGAAGGACTGGGAACTGAGCAAGGGAGCCAAGCTGGAACTTGACGTAGCCAGTTCGTGTGGCATTAAAGTATTGTTTGAATAACCTATAAGTTTTTGAATTATGGCAAAAGAAATTACGGTACTTGTAAAGTTTAGAGGAACAGTTCCTGAAGATGTAAGTATTGCTGACATAGAGGAGCAAATAGATCGCAATCTTGAAGACAGCTTTCGTTTGAATTTCTCAGATTCTAAAGAAGAAGATGATGATTTGAGAGAACCGTGGATAGAACGTGAGGATATGTATATTACAGAAAAAGGATTCCAATTATTAATAAACTAATACAATAAAGATGGTACAGGAAGTGACAAATTTCGCCCGGTTTTATGCTTCGTTCAATAAGCTGCCCTGTACAGGAGACCGGGAAGGGCTAAAGAAGCAAATCGTTCTGCAGTACACGTGGGACCGTACGGAAAACCTCCGTGAAATGACATCCAAGGAATATGAAGCCTGCTGCTGTGCCTTGGAGAAACTAACCGGGCAGGATAAATGGAGACAGAAACTTCGCGAGGAACTGCGGCGGAAACGCAGCGTATGTCTGAAGTTGATGCAACAGTTGGGGATTGACACCACCGATTGGAACCGAGTCAACGAATTTTGCAACAATCCCCGGATAGCCGGCAAGCCCTTTGTTCAGATTAGTACAGCGGAGTTGGAACACCTGGCCATCAAACTGCGGGCTATCCAACGAAAAGGAGGTTTAACCGATAAATAGAACAATATGGATAAAAAAGCACATGAAGCGCTTGAGCGCATAAGAAAAGACGTGACTCTTACGACATCCGATCTGGAGAACCAAGATGCAGCAGAGTTTTTCAACGAGCTGGCCGACTGGGCGTATGCCAACGGTGAAGCCATGCTGATAGACGATGAACCGGAAATGCAGGATGGTGAGGAAGAATAAAAACAAGTAATGAACCCATTAAAAATGATTTGAACATGGAAAAGAACAACCAAAGTGTGGACATCAAGTCCCTGAGTAAAGAACAGCGAGCAGCCCTCATGGCCCAGCTGCAGCAAGAAGAGAAAGAAGACCGCATTGCCCGTCGTGAAACTTACGAGGCATTACGCGGTGAGTTTATGCACGAAGTAAAGACCAACGTCCTTGAAATGGTGAATGCCGTGACCGGGTTCCGCGGATGGCTGGAAAAAGAAGCCGATGCCTTTACCAAGGTGATGAAGGAATACGGCCAGGTGAAAAGCGACGAACAGCGCAGCTACACCATTACGGACGGTGACTTCCGCCTGGAGGTGAAAAGCAACAAGGTGAAAGGCTTCGATGAACGAGCTGATATGGCAGCCGACCGTCTGATTGACTACCTGAAGCGCTACATGCAGAACAGTGAGAAAGGTTCGGATGATCCGATGTATCAGATGGCCATGACCCTGCTGGAGCGCAACAAGATGGGCGACCTGGACTACAAGAGCATTTCGAAGCTCTACGAACTGGAGGACAAGTTTGATGAAGAGTACGCAGACATCATGCGCCTGTTCAAGGAAGCCAATGTGGTGCAGCGCAATGCCACTAACTACTACTTCAGCCGGCGTAACCCTGAAAACGGCGTATGGACCCGCATTGAACCCAGTTTCTGCCGTTTGTAGCCGGAATCCGTTAACCCTGTAAACAGAAAGCGCCGCAGTTGTTATAATTGCGGCGCTTTTGTTCTTAAATTCGATGAAAATCAGCTATTTTTGTATAAGAAATAAAGCGTATGGGCAAAGGACGGGATAAAGAATTGATTAAGTTGCGTGACGAGGCACTGTGCCGCCGTTACTACTATTGGACAGAAATACAGCGGTTGCGGTTCGACGATGCTTTAAAAGTGTTGTCGGAGCGCGAATTCTTCATATCCGAGGAGCGTATCATGACCATCATCCGCCGGAAATCACGTGAGGGAACAGACTACAACCTGAAGCCTGTTCCCAAGGTGAAAGCCCCCCGCCTG